AGGGTTTTCCTCGGTTATTATTGTTTCTTTTTCCATAACAAGTAAAAAATGTGTCTTCCAATTCGTGCTACAGGCTTGCGACCCTTAGCCCAGTATGGGGCCTTGATGTAGTCTGCGTAGTAGTGGTCTGCGTAGTTAATCTTAGACCTGTCGATGCGGTCAATGTTTTCTTCTAGGTAAAATGCGAAGGCTGCCATAGGTGACCTGTAGAGGTGCTGCAGGTCCTGCTCAGTCTTACCATTCCAGCAAGAGAACTGATAGGGCTGCAGGCACACCTCACGAGCCGTTAGGCTTCTATTGATGGCTCTCTGGGAGATTACGGCGGCGACAGCCCCTAAGCCGTCCCTGCCCTCTCCACGGGCCTCTGCGAGTAGCGTGAGAGCGACTACCCCAGCATTAAGCTGGAGAGAGGCGCATAGCATTAGGATATATTTAATCACCAGATTTTCTTCTTTCTAAACATTCTGCGAGCGCATAAAGCCAATTTGATCATGTCCTCATCCCATCCGCTTAGATCATTGACCTTAATATCTGGAGGAGTATCCAGATATTGCTCTATAAAATCAGATACTGTTTCGGTAGATTCGGGATAGATTACTTTAGGTATATCCCTCTTCTCAATGCAATCATCCAGCCAGCCCTGCGGGTAGAAGTCTGCCATCTCTCTGTAGTGCCAGTTGTTAGCGTAAAACATAATAGTATAATGTATGGGGGCCGAAGCCCCCGATTAACAGTTACTCAGCGACTATGCTCGCCTTGCTTGGCCGCGAGAAAAAACCGAATCCTCTTTCTTTCGGTGCCACGGTCGCAGTGAACTCTACAACTTGATTCACTGCTGCCTTTGTTATGGATGATGGAAGGGTTCCCCAGAGCTTGTTATTGTCGCAAGTTCTTATAAGGATCTTCCAGTTGGCCCCATACTCTGACTCTACAAGCTTTTTGCTCAAAATAGAACCGGATACCTTGTATCGGCCCTCCTGAATTTCTGCTACTGGCTCTGGCCCTCTTAGCTTTTTAACTTCGCTGTCGAAATCAAAATTCTTGAAGTAATTCTCGAGGCTTTTCGCAAACTTTAACTGCCTTTCAGACCAGCTACCGTAAGCGTTAAGATTTGCGATAAGATCGCTCGCTACATGCCTGTTGTTATCGTGTCTTATAGCCACCTTTAAAGCTACTGGATCACTGAAGTTAGACCCTAGCAAGTCAACCCCACGCGTGATGATTGTAATATCATGCTCTTTCAGTAGCAGCTCTGCTTTTCTGATGTTAGCGGCGTAATCTTTTGCGTGTTTCACAGACCTCTTTAGCCGCGCGATGTCAGACCGGAACTCAGGCGATGACATGTTAAGCTTGTCTGTGCATTGATGGCCGAACTCTACCAGCTTTTTAGTTGGGATGTGCAAGAAGACGCCGTGATACTGAGCGCGAGCCCCACACAGGTAGCAGCTACCCGATGTGGATTTCTTGTCCCACTGGAAATTTTTCGTGGCCTCGTTGAAAATCTTTTCCTGAGGCAAGTCTAATCCCCAGCCAGTCCTGTTGCCTTTGCGGTCAGTGTGATTGAATCTCATGCAGAGGTATTTGTAGTCTGAGCTTTTAAAATTACTTGGGGCGTGTATGTCTGTTCTTGGCATTTTACTTTTCTTTCTATTCTTCAGTCAGGGGAGTTTATTCCCCCCTGACACAAGTAGAATACGCTACTTTGAGTATAGTGCAAGTATTATTTAATCTTTTCTTTCACATGACTCAAGAAGCGATCAACTTCTCGAAGGGCTTCATCCCAGTTCCAGAACCCCTCCACCCTTTCATCATCAATGTAGTCTGCGACACAGCCCCATACCTCGGAAACATCCCCGGTGGTATCCACTTCGAGGTAACCGGGCTCCTCCCACGATTTATCCCATTTGACAAGCTTGACGCCTAGCTTCTCGAGCTCCGAGAACTTCTTAGTGCAGGCGATCCTAGATTGCCTGAACGTGTCCCTTGTCGGGGGCTTCTTCGCGAACCACGGAGTCCTGACGCCTTTATCATCGAATGTCCTGAGTTCGTATACGTGCGCGACTCTCGCCCTGCGCTTGACCTTGGGGTCCTTGATTGAAACGATCTCTTTAGTGAGACCGCACACATACCTGCGACCCTGAATCACTTGGTAGTGATTGCCAGCCACAACGAGCCACACCTTCTTTGAGTCGCGGTAAGGGCGGCTGAACTTCAGCCACTGCGTCAGCGTGGGCTTTTCTTTAGGCAGCCTCGTTGGGGCGGCGAAGATGCCGCAGTATTCAAGGGCCATCCGCATGTCTGACACGTAGACACCCTTGACGCACCTTGACTCAGTCAGATGCCGAATAATCCGAGCAGCCTCTCCCCCTGACATGCCCGTGACGGCAGAGATCGCAGATGGTCCGCAATAGGAGTTGTAGTCTCCCGTAGCCTGTTTCACAGGTCTGATCTTAACGATTCTCATTTCGCCTCCTTGTCTACTACTAGGACGAGCTTCGTGTAGTCGCCGTAGTTGATTCTTACCTGCTTGAATTTCAGTGGTTTATTTTTCTTATTTTTCATAGTTATTTTGTTTTTAAGGTTGGGGGGCCGAAGCCCCCATATTTATTCAAATCAAATTACCCGCTCTTCCAGTCAGCGGATTGAGAACTTTTTTGTGACCAAACTCTTCGATGCCTTCAAGGGTGCCTAGCTCGTGTGTTATGTCCCATTGCTGTGTTTCTTCGTTATAATCATATCTTTCTGCCGCTTTAATTTTAAGGTTCCCCTTAATTGTAGCTCTGCAAAAAAGGTTGACCCGGCTGTCTCCGTTGCTAAATAAAATGGTCCTCTGACCGCCTTTAATTTCAACGCCTTGTGGTAGTTGCTCTGGTGTAAAAATCATGTCTTTTTCTTTCTGTTTAGTTAAGGAGTTTGGGGACCGAAGTCCCCGGTTGTGGTTTAATTGTTGAGTAACTGTGCTCTTCGCTCTTCTGGTGTTGTGCTCTCTCTCCAAATTCTTTCTGCTTCTTGATGCTCCTTGCACTGCTTCTCGACCTTTTCCGCACACAATATGTTTAACTGTGATTCTGCATATGCCTGCACTTTATCCTCTAGGCATTGTTCAGGTTCTCCAGCCTCTTCGACTGCTAGGTCAACTAACCCGTCTAATGGCAATCCCGCATCCCAATAGCGGAGAGTCTTTTCTGTCAGCCCTCTTTCGAGGATTTCTATAATCGCTCCCAGTTTGTTCCCTTGCTGTGTTAGTTCTGTGTCGTTCATCATGATACTTTTTTCTTTTTATTTTTCAGTCAGAGGGTTGATTCCCGCCTGACACTTATACTTATACGCTACGCTGCGTATCATTGCAACAACTATCTTCAATTATTTTCAGATGCGGAGGTATGAGAGGTATGTTTTTCAGGTTTGCTGGGTAAAATCGACTACTCTAAGCAGATTATTTCTGCTGAAAACTCAAAATAGATACCTCTCATACCTCCGCTTAACAGCTAAGGCGACTGCTTAACTGTCAATACAATTCGTGTAGCCCCCTCAGATACCTAAGGGGTCCACAAAATAAGCCGCTGTCACTTTTTGTGGCCTAGGCTTATTTGTTTGTTAGGGTTGACAGAGAATGTTAGACGAGTCTAACTTAATTGAATCCTACTGGGCGGGATTACTACAGCCCTGATTACGGCCACTTGCAGCCGTCAAAAACAGCATGTCTAAATCCGAAACTACAGCCGAGGCCAGCCAGCCCTCGGAGGAAGCAATAGAAGTTGGCGGGATGGAAGCACTGCGTGATGCACTCAAGGACAGCTTGAGTCCCCAAACGGAGACTGCACCTGTAAATGAGGAACCACCCGTTCCTGAGCCTGAACCTGAGCCAGAGCAGCAGCCTGAGCCAGAGCAGACACAGGACGATACGGAGCCTCCTGAGCACATTGGATTCCAGAAACGCATAAACCGTTTGACAGCCCAAAAGAAGGAGCTGGAAGAACGAATGCAGGAGCTCGAGGAAACTACGAGTCAACTTAAACTGGAAACAAAGAAAACTCAGCAAACGGACACTGATAGCAACATATCAGAGCTAGTCCAGAAAGCTCAGTCAGAGTCAGACCTTGAGAATCTCGAGGACGAAGCACTGGCCGCAGAGCGTTGGGCTAAAAGAGCGCTCGCCAGATACAGGCGAGATCCAGATCAGGTAGAGCGAGAGATTGAGAACCGTATACAGAGTCTTCCAGAAGACCCTGAAGCGTGGCTCGAAGACCTCGCGCTTAATGCCGAGTGGAGTAGGGAATCAGACATCCCGAAACGGCGAAAACAGATCACACAGAACGCTCAAAGCTTTGAATTCGCTGCACAGAAGTACCCGTGGCTGAGAGAGGATAAAAGCCCTGCACGGGCGTGGGTTGAACAGGTTAAGGAAGCTAACCCCGGTATACAGAATCTACCAGACGTAGACCTGTATCTAGCGAGAGCATTGGTTGGTTTTTACATAGAGCAGGAGCAGGCACAAAAGAAGCCTGCAAAAGCTAAGACTCCTGATCCTACACCACAACCCGGCGCACCAGCAGCCCAGAAGGCCTCGGTCTCTGATGCTGTTAAAAGAGCTGAATCCGCAAAGTCTCAGGTATTTAAAACCGGATCGAGGGATGGTCTTAAAGATTTTATCAAAGCTGCTATGACAACAAACTAGGATATAGATTATGGCTGGATTATTTGAAATTAATCAGGTTGCAAAGCGAGAAGATTTGCTCGACTTGCTGACACGGGTAGACGAGAAGGCAACCCCTTTCATGTCGCTCTGTAACAAGGGGACTACTCCACGTAACACATACATTGAGTGGCCCGTCGATAACTACGATGCTCCTCAATTGGGTGGCGTTGTTGATGGAACAGACGTTAGCACCTACGGCAACCCTGCAGAAAACAGGGCTCTCTTGAGCTCCTACCTGCAGACCTTCCGCAAAACTGCTAAGGTCTCGAGACTTGCTCAAGACGTTTCAGACGTTGCGGGTGTATCAGATGAGATTGCAGAAGCTATCGCTAAAGTTGGCGTTGAATTGCTGCGTAACATCGAATCAACCTGCCTGAGCGATCAGGAGCATCAGGCTGATGACGGGACCAACCCTTACCTCTTGCGAGGACTCGGCGTTTGGATCCGCGACACTGCTAATATCACTGGAGTGCAGACAAGTCATCAGGTTCCTGCTGACTACCGCCCTGCCGCAGGTCAATACATAGCAACTGCTACAGGATCTCTCACAGAGACCAGCATTCAGTCAGTCCTCCAGAGCATCTGGTCTAGCACTGGCATGATGGGCGACTACAAGTTGTTCTGCGATGCCACATTGCGTAGAGCTTTCACGGACTTTACTCGCACAATCGCAACCGCAGGCTACAGCTCACGCAATTTTGATTTTGCGGGAGACGCTAAGAAAGTCAGCAACAGCACCACCATTTTCGAGGGAGACTTCGGAACAGTTGAGGTCATCGCTGATAACTTCATCGGTTACAATTCCGCTGGCACAAGTCAAACTGCTGGAAGAGGTTACCTACTCGATATGGATAAGATCGATATGCGTATGAATAAGAACCCAACCGTGGAACGCTTTGAAGATCAGGGCGGCGGCGAGCGGTTCATGATCGAAGCTCGAACAGCGCTTCAGGTTCGCAACCCAATCGGGTTGGCCCAGTTCAACCCTTAATTTGAGAAAGGAATTATAATGCAAGTTAACGTATTACCCACTGAAACTCAGGCCCTACTTGGGGCTACTCACGAGGCGATCATCACTTATGAAGACCTTACTGCAGCAGCCACCACGCAAATCCTTGCTGGTATCAACATTCCTGTTGGTAGCTGGGTCAAGGGAGGGCCTCATATTCTTGAGCAGGATTTTGATAGCCCTGCATCATCCAGCCTGACTTATTCGGCTGGTGACGGATCAGACGCGGACCTGTTCATGACAGCAACTGAAATTGATGTTGCTGCCACTGAAGTTGACTACAAGGCCCCTACCCCGGGCTCTGGAGCTCCAGCAGTTGGAACAGGTAAAGCCTATGTTGGGCCTAGCGCGGACACCCTTGATATTGCCTTCACTTCTACCGGAGACAACCTCTCCGATTTTACGCAAGGCAAAATCCGATACTTCTTCAGCTTGGTCGATCTCGACACGCTGAAATAAACCTTTACTGGCTCGCACCAGTAATCGCACACCTCGGGACCGAGGGGGCCGCTTATGTGGCTCCCTCAACCGAGGAACACTTTACAAATTATGTCAGATTATACCGAGGCAATGAAAGAAGCTCTGGCCCGTAAATATAACGGGTCACATGAAGAGCGACTAGCAAGTGCGACTGAGCGACAGAAAGAGATCGCTCGTCAGAACCGAAACCGTAAAAGTATGAACGGAATCGGGCGAGCCACTATGGAAGTAGACAACAAGGTTTACCAAGAATGGGTCAAAAAGGAAGGCAAAGAAATCTGGAAGGACCCTAAATTCCGCAAATACATTTCCGATAAAAACCCAGAGCTGAAAGTTAACAGTAAAGGCACTGGCAAGATACAAGTTGGTTATGGCTCTTAGTCCTGCAAATTACAACCAGATCCTGACTCAGGTTACGAACCTAGCAGGAATGGATAGAGATACTCTTCCCACTATTGAGTGGAAGTTGTTTCGAGACCTTGCAAGCCGCAGGTTGAAGTTTGCGTGGCAGGCCGCCAAGTGGCCAGAGGTCACAGTGACTGAAGCTCGAACAGTGACTCAGTCAGGAGGCGACGAGGGTAACTACATTGAGTTCAACCAGCCAACAAAAACCGAGATAGGCGAAGTGTTCGCAGTCTGGAACAAGAGCCCTAAGTCCAATAAGGATCAAGTGTCACTTACTTGGTATCTTTCGGAGAACGGGATCCAGATCGCTGAGAGCAATACAACCGCTTACATTTGGTTCCGTAAAACTGCCCCAGTCATCACAGGAGATCTATACAGCACAAGCACAGTCTATGCTGCTGGAGATCAGGTTTACGATAACACTGCTGGGCAGTTTTACGTTGCCAATCAGTCTGTGGCCGCAGGGTCAAACAGCCCCACGGATCAACCTAGTTACTGGGACCTGACTTCTATACCTATGATCTTCTTTGACTACCTAGTCAGGGGAACTTACAGCGACTACCTGAGACACAACGGAGAGCTCGATAGAGCGAGAGTCGCAGAGTCAGACGCACGAGACGTAATAGATCACGAGCTTCTTAAGTTGCACACGCAGCAAGGGCAGACAACTCAAATCGAGGTAGCAGGATATTAATTAAATTATGAGCAGAGCATCTTTAATAACGGGCGTTGACCAGAACGATCAATACCGGACAGTGCGTGTAGGCGAGGACGGGACCCTAGGGTCTGACAGTGGAACCTACCAAAGCGGCGCGGGAACTATTACTGGAAACTTTAGTTGGATCTACGCTCACGCAGCGACAGTCCTCGGGAGTGTTACCTCGGGAGGACTAGGAACAATCACGAATGTGAACATGCAGGCTGGGTCCTACTGGCGATGCTGCAGAGCAACGTCGATCACAGTGACAACTGGAGAAATCACAGCCTACGATGTCTGATGATTGGATTTGGTCTAGGCTTGCCAACAGTTGTTACTGCTGGAGGAGACAACGTCACGGAAGCGACACTGCTTGTCGATGACAGCGGCAACCTCTTGTTCACAGACGATAACGAATACATTTTAACGCTTCAGCTTGAAGCCCCTGACCCTGAATAAATATGGCCACCACAAGAATTAAAGATCTCTCAAAAACAGCAACAACTGTTGCGAGTGACGCAAACATAGTTATAGACGGCTCCTCAAACGGGACTCAGAAGATTGCCCGTGACAACTTCCGTCAAGACACTGCAGACGCTTACGTAGCAGCTCCGTCAACCTACAAGCTGACTCCTTTGAACGGAGTCAATAAAATTGACGCTGCTTACCTGCCTACATCTGGAGACACTCCAAAGGGGGAGTGGAACGCCAGCACGAACAGCCCCACTCTGGCAGATGGGACTGGTACGGCTGGTGACTACTATGACGTAACAACAGCAGGGACAGCTAACCTAGGAAGTGGTGCGATAACATACACTGTAGGTGACGTTGTAAAATACAACGGAGCAACGTGGTTTAAGATTGATTCAGTCGCAAACATTCTCGACGGATCTGCCACTGCTGAACAGGGACGAACAACTTTGGATGTTAACTCCATCGCGCAAGACGCTGAGTCAACCGGCACCAAATTGGTCGGCCCATCGATGTATTTTGACGGGAGTGCCTTTGTGACCATCACGAGCGATTCCAAATTAAGCTTTGAAGGCTCAGGCAATGACCTGCCTTTCACTTTCTCGTGCTGGACAAAGCTGCCTGCAAGTTCACCAGCAGGCACCGTGTTTTTCAGTAAATGGGTTTCTGCTGCTGAATACAGTTTTCAAACAACCAGTGCTGGAAATTTAATTTTGTACCTATCCGATGGCAGCAACACACCGTTCGTAAAAGCATCAACCGCTTTACCGACTGAACAATGGGTGCATGTCTGTGGCACTTATTCTGGAACCTCGGGCGGTGGATATAGTTCTGCTGCAAACGGTTTGACACTGTATGTTGACGGAGAGGCGGTGACCGCAACCCAAACCAACAAGCCAGCCTATAGTGGCATGACTGCTGGCAGTGATGCCTTACAAATTTCACGCATCGCAACAACCAATTACGAGCAAACAATGCGTGATGCTCGTATTTTCAACAAAGAGTTATCAGCCAGCGAAGTCAAAACACTTTGCCTCTCTGGGAGTGTGCCTGATGCATTCGCAGAATCCGTTGGAGGTGCGGATGGTGGCATTTACAATAGTGATTTTTCCGCTGGAACGGACGGGTGGACTGCTTTTTCAGGAGCGACTGTGACCGGCAACATTGACGGCATTGGAGGAAAAGATAACAATTTGAGGTTAATGCCAGACACTTCCAGTGGTAGTCACCGCATGTATAAAACCGGCTTGCCAAGCAGTAAACGTGTAAAGTTAACATTCGATTATTACATTCCATCTTCTAATTCAAACATAGATGGTTTTTACACGCTCCTTGGTGCAAATGGTCCAAATAAAGCGGAAGCGACAGCAACACTTGACGCTTGGACCAGCCACACGCATGAGGGGATTGTCGATTCAGGGAATAATTCAATTTATTTCTATTCGACAGACGGCGGTTCAGCAACTTATCAAGATTCTGGAGGTAACGATGTCTTATACATCCGCGATGTTCGCGTCACCCAAATAGGGTCAGTCCTCGACGCACCGGCAGAGCAATTCGACACCTCGACTGGCAAGCTATACGACTTGTCTGGGAACGATTTTGTAGGCACCCAATCGGGTGGAGTTTCTGTGCTTGGGAGGCAGTCACCAATTTACGAAACGGGAACTTGGACTGTTGGACTTGAATTTGGTGGCACAGCTTTAGCAGTAGCCAGTCAGACCGGAACGTGGACACGAATCGGTGATTTAGTACATGTCGCTGGTGCTTTTAATTTATCCAGCATTGCCGGAATAGGCAGCGGAAACGCTCGCATAACGGGACTTCCCTTTACCGCCGAAGCTCAAACTTCACGGCACGGAATCACGTTTGTTTTGACCGTGGGCATGACTGGATTGACCAGTGCGGTCGTTGGTAATGTTTTAGGAGGCGACACGGACATTGCTATTTACCAATGGGGTTCAACAGGTACAGCTTCGTTGACAAACGCCAATTTCACGGCTTCGACCTATTCAAGATTTTCCGGTTTCTATCAAATATCTTAAAAAATTATGGACTCACAAATTCAATATCTTCGTGGTCAAATCAGTGGCCTCAACTCACAACTCGCAGCAGACTTTGGTAAGGCTGAAGTCCTCAAGCTAATCGGGAAAGCCAACAGCTTGCTGGATGCTAGGGTTGAGCTAGACGAACCAACCAACCGCGACAATGTGCTGGCACTGGTGACTCAGCTACACGCTGCCGTTGACAGCTACAATGCAGCTAATCAAATCAACATCGAAACCGTTGAAGAGATTATGCAAGGTTATGATGATGCTGTGAACGATCCTATTGACCCTGATGCTGGGGTGTAAACTATGCCAGTCGAGAAAAACGGTGAGAAGTTTTCTGGCTACAACAAGCCAAAGAGAACTCCAAAGCACGCTAAAAAATCACACGCTGTCCTAGCTAAAGAGGGAGATAAGGTTCGCCTGATTCGCTTTGGTCAACAGGGTGTATCGGGAGCAGGCAAAAACCCAAAGTCTGCCAGCGAGAAAGCACGGCGCAAAAGTTTCAAAGCTCGTCACGCGAAGAACATTGCTAAAGGGAAGATGTCCGCAGCTTACTGGTCAAACAAATCAAAGTGGTAGGAAGATACATATGCCAAAAGTAGGAAAGAAACATTACGCATACACTAAGGCTGGTAAGGCAGCAGCAACTAAAGCTAAAGCTAGAATGAAGAAGAAAAAATCCAAAGGAAGCAAACGATGACCAGCACGGATCTCGCTGAATACGGCAGGGTATTTGCGGCTGCCTTCTTAGGCATCGCTGTAACCAACGAGACTTCCATTCTAAGGCTTCTTATAGCATTTGCTACGCTAACTTATATGGTAGGTAAAGCAGCTCTTGTCTGGCACCACTACGTCAATGCCAGAAAGGGAAAGTGCAATGATAACAAAAACACCGAAGCAGATATTTAAAGAAGCCGCTGTCATTGCTGGTGCCGCTGCATGCCTCTTTACCGGGTGTGTAGGAATGCCTGAAATGCAAAGGCAGACAAATGCTACGACAGAAGTTAGTGAAAAGTGGTCGAGAGACCAGAACGAAAGGATCACTGCTCTGTTCTCTGCGGCGCAGGGACACGATGGTCAGACTCGCGTTGACTGGACTGTTGACAATAGCGAGCGCGGCAATGGCGACCAGTTTTCTTTATCTGCTCTCGAGAACAGCCTTCCCGGGGGCATTAGTCTGGTTTACTACGCAGTAGGAATACTACTGTTGTTTTGGGTTGCCAAAAGAATTGTTAACTCGAGCAATGCTGTTAAGCTGACCCTATCGGCTGCTGACAATGCGATTGCTAAACAGATCAAGAAACTGGAAGGCAAATTGAACAGCAGAATCTCTGAGTCAGAAAGACTGGATGTTGTGAGTATGCTCAGAGATTTGGAACACGAACGAGGTAAACTGCGAGGTTAATATTTGAAAACAAAACGAGGTGTGGTGCGAGGAGTAGTGGATGGCTATAGCAGCTATTCATTGCATTTAATAAGAGTCATTGAGGGGCTCACTGAATTAGACCGGGACATACACTGTTGGCCAGTCCGAAGCGAGGCAGGTAAGGCTCCTATACCGAGAGTGGTGATGGAGTCTGTTGTGCATAAGGAGCAGCAAGATGACTGGGAGATGATTGTTCATTGCCCGTCATTCAGTCCTACAGGCAAAAAGCAGCTTGTGTATAACACAATGTGGGAGAGCACGAGACTTCATAAGGAGGCAGTGCTGAACTTGAATCAGGCAGACCTGATTGTTGTGCCGAGCGACTTTAATTTGTGTTTGTTTAATGCACAGGGAATCAGGAAGACAATGGTCAAGGTCCCTATGGGAATAGACACGGATGTCTTCCACTACAGGCCACAGAAACAGGGTTCTGAGTTTGTTTTTGGTGTGGCTGGGAGAACAGCGGCAGGAGGCTGCAGGAAAGGCTTTGAGGACGTTCTCAGAGCGTGGAAGAAAGCGTTCCCTAAAAGGGTGAAAGATGTCAGGTTAAGCATTAAGTGTTTCCCCGATGACCCTGTAATAGATGTCGATGATGACAGGGTAAGTTTTACTCGTCAGTTCTGGACAAGGAAAGATCTGGCTAACTGGTATGCGGGGCTTGATTGCTTTGTGAGTGCGTCGAAAGGTGAGGGATGGGGTCTCATGCAGCATGAGGCTATGGCCACAGGAAGGCCAGTCATTGCAGTTCCCTTCGGGGGAATTACAGAGTTTTTTGATGAGTCAGTGGGTTACCCTGTTGACTTTGACTTGAGAGAGTCTGAGGCGCATTACTCTAATGGCGGCCTCTGGGCAGCCCCTAAACAGGACAGCTTGATAGACCGAATGCGGGAGGTCCAAAACGAGAGAGGTGTAGCAAAAGCGTTGAGAGCTTCAGAGCGAGGAATGAAGCTCAACTGGGAGAGCAGCAATAAAAAGCTAGACTCAGTCTTAAGTAAAATTGGATTTTATACATGAGAGAAGACAGAAACTACACCGCCAACGATGACCCGCCAATTACGGCAGGGGACAACGGATTTGTAGGTGTAGACATGAGGCAGCAGCCTCATATGCTTCCCGCTGGATTAGTTTCAGAAGCTGTCAATGCTCGCTTCCGCTACGGAGTAGCAGAGCCCCGCAAGGGAGTCATGCCGCTTACGTGGTTTAACCGTTACGGCTTTGAGTGGCCTATCGAATGGGGAGAGGGCGATATAAACTGGTCAAGACAGATCAGCACAACTCTAGGTCAAGTCTACGGGGTAGGAGTCTGGAATGATCCCAATGGTAATGATTGGATCTTGATCGCGGCCTCGCTTGAAGGAACCACAATCTCTCTCTATCGAGCACGATACGGGAACAATATTGAGCCTATCCCCTGCAGCGTTGGGTTAACTGTCCCTACATCAGACTTCGCTAGTGATAACACAGTATCGAAATACTGGTTTACTCAGGCATTTGATAAAGTCATTCTCTCCCGGGGTCCAGATGAAAAGCATCTTGTATTGTCCTCGTTTGAGGAAGGGTTTGTAGAGGCTCCTGACGCAGATGACGGCACTGACTCAATACCTAATTCAGATACTACTTTATTCTTCAAGAACAGACTCCTTGTCCCGCATAGACCCGGCGCAGGATACAAGGCCGATCACGTAGCTGTTTCGGATATTCTTTCTTACACGAACTACGATCCTGTCTACTCGTCATTCAAGATCAATCAAGGCGACAGCGACAATATTCGGAGGATCTTTAAGTTCAATGACACAACAGTTGTTATCTTCAAAGATACCAGCATCTACACCGTCTCAAATCTCGTAGGAGACAACTGGGGAACAAGTGCTGTCCTTGATCAAATCACAACAGAATACGGACTTGTAGGGACAAGGTCTGTAGCAAGCGCAGGGAACGACCTGTGGTTCCTTTCCCAGCGTGGCGTGGTTAGTTTGATACTGACAGAGCAAAACAAGCTGCAGGGTGTATCAGAGCCACAGAGCACAGCTATACAGCCGATCATTGACAGGATTGATTTCAGGGTTGCCAAAGAGACAGCCTCTGCAGCTTACTGGCGCAACAGATACTACTTAAGTGTCCCCATTGACGGCGGCCAGCAGAACAATGCAGTGCTTGTCTATGATTTCATTAATCAAGCGTGGTCAGGCTACGACACGGGAGACGCAATAAAGATTAAGTATCTGTTCGTGGCAGACTTTCAGGGATCGGAGCACCTCTACTACGTAGACTATGACGGCATCGTTGGCCTCTATGAATACGCGGAGCAGGAAGGCAGGCCGATTGTTCAAGGCACTTACACATGTGACCTTGTAGTCAAGGGTCATGTTCAAGACGGAACTAAAGTCACAGTCAATAACGGCACAACAGTTCGTGCTACCCGTCAGCGAGAAGTAGTTGATGATGCTGACGCAGAAATAACTGATGACAGCGGGCTGGAGATTATCGAGCCACTTACAGTTAACACAAACGATCCTGAGGACGGTTGGCTGTGGGGAGTTGGTGATGAGCAACAGGCAGATCACTGCGAGGTCGCGGGAGCAAACCTGTTCACAGGATTCACGCAGGACGGCTGGTATTCGGGGAACACAACAGACACAGACAATGGCTGCGGAGTTCATTTCGAGAGCACTTCACCGATTCTTGTGAGCATCAAGGATCCCTTTGGCAACGTGGATCCGTATCTGCAGGCTATATGCTCTGACACGATCAAGATCGAAGACAGGCCAATAGCTTTCATGATTAAAACTCGAGGCTATGGGTTTGAGGCAGGCAACAGGAGGCGCTTCCAACAGGCGCAAGTATTCATCTCAACGTGGGATCCAGAATACAAGGTCACGGGAATTGTGGACGGTGTAAAAGAGGAGTCTGTCATAGTCAACAATGCCAGCTACACCAGAACTAAATACATGACTTTTGCAATGAGTGATTGGGACATCCAGAATCTGGATGACTCTCACGAGACTCCCGGCAAGGAGGACTACTCAGTCATTCTAGATACAGAGAACGCAGACCCGGGGACAGTGCTGGGAACAGCAGGCACTCAGCTTGACCTTTACCAATACTGGACTCACAAAATGCGAGTTGACAGGAGAGGCGCTTACTTTCAAGTCAAGATTGAAGGAATCAGCGGGAGAGTCAGGCTTCACAGCGTGACATCAGGAGCAACGCCGGGACAGAGGCGAGAAGGAACACACGCAGGACTTTGGTAAAAGATTATGCCAGATAGCACATCAAACTTTGTAGTGGACGCAGTCAATGGGCCGATACCTTCGGACTCAGTTACTCGCGCAGAATTCATCACTGCTCTTGAGCAGCTTAACTATGCGAATGGTAACATTCGTTCAATCGATAACTTGAGTGGGACTGCAGGACTTGTGTCAATTGACGGCAGCGGGGCCGCCAACGTCAGGAGTATTACAGGGGCTACAGGGCTCACAGTCGCAAACGGAGACGGGAGCGGAAATCCTGAGGTATCGCTCAATGCTCCGCACACTTTCAGGCAGACATACAATGACACCAGTAGTAATACTGTCAGCGACACTAAGCTGTATAACATAATAAGCACAGGCACTGCTTACACGCTTACGCAGCCAGTATCAGGATACGTTACTGTTAAGAATATAGTAAACGCATCTGCGGCTGTAGTAGTGATAAGCAGTGGTGACTGGGGGCCAGCAGGGATCAGCACTGTCAGCATTAGCCCCGGCGAAACTCTGACAGTAATTAGTAATGTCGCCCAGAAATGGTATCCGCAGAATGCGTTATCTGAGGTAAATCCCTTCGGAGCAATTTACAGAACTTCAGCTTCTGCCACTACCGTTGGAGCGGGTTACACTAACTTAAGCGTGACCACATCGACTGATTCTAACATGATCGATTTTGAACAGGCATCCAATGGTCAATTAAAATACACAGGTTTAACCCCTATCAACGCAGAGGTAACCATTAGTATCACAGGAAAAGTCTCAGCGAATTCAGACACGGAGCTTACGTTCACGATAGCAAAGAAAGACGCATCCGCTAATACGACCACTTACATTCCTCAACCTGAGCAAACGATTCGCTTGGTAGGTAATTCAGATATTAGAAATATAAGCATTGTGTCACATGTAGAACTGCATCAGAACGATTACGTTTTTGTTGGGATAAGAGAAACTAACACAACAACCTTAAACACTTTTACTCCCTCTAAGTTTTATATGGCCGCATCTGGTCACAAAATAATAACAGCTTAATATTATGCCACTATCAGTTAACGTAGGCGTGGGATACAATTTCTCAGCCGGGGAAAAAGTCACCTACACTAAGCTCAACAGGCTTGGGGCTCCCTCAATAACATTCACAGGATCGATTGATTCTAATCAGATCACAGACGGTGCTGTTCTTACGTCCAAACTGGAGCAAGGGATCGACATCAATAGTAAGATCAGTGATCACAACTTGTCCTTAGCTAAGCTCGAGGCTGGGACTCAGGGGCAGCTACTGTATTACAACGCTGACGGCGACCTTGTTAAATTGCCCCCGGGCAGTGACGGTCAATTCCTGAAAACCAAAGGATCGGGGGCCAATCCCGAGTGGTCAGCACAAGATGGCACTGACACGATTAACATCAGCCAGATAAACACAGACGGTGCTAACAAGTATATATCCACGGATGGGAGCGGCAACATACAATGGGAGACTAAGACTACACCAACAAGCTTTGGTGGAGTCGCAGTTATGTGGGACCAGAAGGTCACGAACACTAACGGTGGTGCCAGCACTGGGTCGGATCAAGTGAGAGACCTAAATCAATTTACTGACCCATCATTAATACTGGCTAATTTTGACGCAAGCACAGGCACGTGGGACCTTGATGCTGGCAGTTATTTAATAGAGTCACAAGCACCTGCTGCAGATACTGGCAACTACCTTAGCTGGATCGAAAACACAACGGACTCTACGGTAGCTATCAACGGAACTTCTGCTCACAGTGGCAGCAGTAAAAACACTGAGACGCAATGGACTTTTGCAAGTGGCATTGTGACAATCGCAGACACAAAAACTTTTGCATTAAAGTTTAGGGCCAGCAATGGCAGAGGCACCTACGGTCTAGGCAGGCTCGCAAATATAACAGGTCACCCTGAAGTTTACAGCATTGTCAAGGTGACAAAAATTGCGTAATGCACTTCGACCACTCCATAAAAGAAGACTTCATGCGTCTGACTCATAACAATGAGCAGGCGTGGTTATTCGTGGAGACATTCGCCACAAGGTCTCATGACATTGATGACTTCATTGATGGCGATAAGAAGGTCAATGACGAGGATGTGATCAAGGCTGAAATGGACTGGATGGTCACACTCACAAGCAATCAATTCTACATAGCAAACAGCAGCTTTCTTCTCCCCCTAATCATAATGAGCTGCAACGCGTGGCTTGACGCAAATAAGTGGGAGCAGTCAGACGTAGAAGTAAAGAGAGCGCACTCCGATGTGCTCAAGAGTCAATATCACGAGGTTATATTTGCAACCGTTTACCTGTGCGGCGGCTGGAAGGCGATGAGAGAATTCACAAAACTACACAGGCAATACCAGACAGACAATTATGGGACTATATAGCGCAGACGCTCCTCCCCCACGGGATTACGCGAAAGAAACAAGAGACACTTTGCAGGCGCAGGTAGACCTCGCACCAGAGCTCTACGCTGCAGAGGCTAGTCAAGAATACGGCAGGCCAGCAGAGGCAAGGCTGAACCTTGAGATCCTTAGGGATGTCATGAGAGGTAGTCAAGGGACTCCCGGGCTGCTTGAGCTCTATGAGCAGGACGTAATGCCCGGGCTCGCCAGAGCCGATGTGGCTGGTCTTGATGTCTCAAGGGAAGGCGACATAGCAGCAGTCGAAAGACTAGGCCCTAGAGCCACTGAGGCCTTCAGGCAAGCCAACCCAGAGCAGGCCGCATTAATGGCAGAGCTTAACAGGCAGGCTCAATCTGATCTGTCCGCAGGAGCAGGGCTACCACCGTCATTGTCTCGTGAGCTTGATCAGTTCATTCGTGGGGGCCAGTCTGACCGTGGTATGGGCTACGGTATGGCAGACCTAGGTCAGGAAACTCTTATTAAAGGAATGAATGCAGAGCAACTTCAGCGCAACCGTCGATCATTCGCTTCTCAGGTGGTAGGTCTTAATGCTGCTACTTCAGCAGATCCGTTTATGGCTATTCTTGGTAAGCCCGGTGTAGGTATGGGGGCAGCTCAAGGGTTTGCGGCGCAAGGTCAAGGTATGGTCCCACAGCAATCGTTTAACCCTGAATCAGCATACGCGGGAAGTCTTGCCGCTGGTAACTACAATGCAGAGCTCAATGCGAACATTGCATCTGCCAATGCGCGCGCTGCCGTTGCCAGTGGAGCTATGAAGTCTATGGGGTCAATAGGATCAGCTATGATAACCAAATGCTGGGTGGCTCGAGAAGTCTATGGAGCGAATAACCCAATGTGGCTACTGTTCAGGAACTGGCTTGAAACGCAATCACCAGTCTGGTTCCACGATCTCTACGTCAAATACGGCCAACGATTCGCTGGCTGGCTATCTAAGAATGAATGGTTGAAGCCTTCCATCAAGAAGTGGATGGACTCACGCATTAAAAACTGATCGCATAATACTATGGCATTTTCACAACAATCATATACAGGACAGGGAATAGTTCAGCCTACCGAGAGATCTCGTGTAGGTGAGTTTCTCGGTGAAGGACTTGCAGGGCTGGGGGCAGGTATCGGTCAAGGGATAGAAAAGTTCGCTCAAAGAAAAGAAGAGATGAAGAAGCGGGAGCAGTTCAAGAAAGGAACTATCACAGCTCTGACTGCTCTCGGTGCAGATGCAGATCTTCTTAAAGGAATGGAGGCTACAGAACTTGCGGCCTACGCTCAGATGTATCCTCAAATTTCTGAAGGTAAGTTTTACTCAGAACTTACAGAAGCAAGGCAGAAACGAGATGTTCCTGTTGACTTTGCACCTCAAATTGATGCAGCGGAAGCGCGGCTACAGAGAGCTCAAGAGAGCGCAGGCTTTCGTCCTGAGATCACATATGCAAGTGATCAATTTCAAGCTATGCCTGATTCAGCTCAATCATTTGCAGGGCAACCAGTCATAAGAAAACCCTTAGAAGATCGAGCTTTAAACATTTTTCTTAGAGGGAAAGAAAGCGAGGCTGCAGTTCAAGACAGGAGCATATACGACATGCTGCAGGAATCTAAGAA